GTTATAGGCTTCAGAAAGTTTTTTAGAATTGAGTTTTGGTGCTAGATCATTCAGATTCATCATTAAATCCCTTAATTTTAATATATTTAGTCAACTTTACAGTTTTATTAAGGTTACGTCTAGCCTGTTTCAATTTATTAGCATCTTCGTTGATCCTAATTAAAAGTACCTGGCGTTCATCTTCATTTTTTGTCTTATCCAAAATACGTTTTCTATTTTCTATATCAAACTTATACTGTTGAATTCTACGGTCATCTCGAATAATATCGTTACCTTTAGACCATAAATTCTTGCTATCATATATACACCATCCTAATGCTGCTGAACTTGAACTTAGAGTGCTAACAAAATCATCATACTTGTATACATCATATACATCATTGTGTTTAACAATGCGATAACGCTCTAATACATGATATGTCTCACCTGATTGTACTATAGGCGGAACACTTTCTTTGTCAAAAAAACGCTTAACTTTATCTGTAATGCTGTTAATATCAATCATATTTCTTCAAACCATATATTTTGTTTCGTGCCAGTTGTACTAATGTAGGGCAACAAACCCTTTTTTTCGTTAAGACCTAAAATCATTGGTGTCCCATTGAAATCTTCGTATAGCGCACCTAGTGAATTACCATTTTTAGAAAATGCTGCTTTAACTTCGCTTTCAAAAGTAAAACACCATTTACTAACAGTTCCTTGTTTTTCTGGTTTTGTTATGTTAATAGGTTGTATGCGAAATAGCAAGACTTGTAATATTGTTTCCCAATTACTTTGTTGTCTACGTAGCATGTTCCATTCATCAACAGTATTAATTGTATTATTATTAATACTAGCAGGTAATGTTTGTTGTTTATATGGTCTAGTTACACCTGTTTGTGTAATATCAAACGATGTACATATTCTTATTCGTTGCATAGAGACACCAATACTTTTAATCTTTCTAATTGTTCTAGTATTGCAGGATGGCGTTCTGCTAACCCATCCCAATCATAACGCAACGCAAATCCATTCCATTCTTCGTACGTGTTTTGCTTAACTAGTCTACGTTCGTTTGAACCCGCATGTCTAGCAAATACTGTTTTTCCGCCGTCTGGCGATTCATAAACAATAAAGGGGCTTTTTTGCATAGCGTATTTAAGGTCAATAAAAAAGCCCAGTGTAAAACTGGGCCTTTGTGTATCTGCTAACTAAAAATCAACTAACACCATACAGGTTAGTTACTTCGACTACAGTTACTGATTCATTTAAAATTGCTGTTAAACGAGTATCAATTGAAGTAGCATCACCGATGCTGCTATCAACAATTACTAGTGCATTTGTACCACCGCTATTTGTCTGAATCAAATATGGATTCAATGCTTCGGCGACCTTGCGAATAGTACCTTCGGTAATTGCTGCTGCTTCAGATGCTTGCGAATCTGCGGTTAGTGCAGTAGTTGGGGTAATTTTAAATACCTTTAAAATACCGTTCGATACCAACGTGTCACGAGCATATGTATCGCTATTGTATTTGCTCAAAGTTGGCATAATTTTTCTCCTAATACGTTAACTATATTTATAAAAAAGCCCAGTTATATATAACTGGGCTCTTTATCTGATTACTATAATCTAATCAATTAGTTGTCAAATACAGCAACCTGTGCTAGAACGTTACCAGAAACGCCACAAGCATCGGTACCATCAGCAGCAACAGTTTCGCCTTCAAGTAAAACATAGATAGCACCAGTAGCGCCTACTGAGAAACCGTCCATGCCAACAATAGTGTTAGTCTGAGCTAAGAAAGTCATGCTAGCGTCGATATCATCCTGAGACATACCAGCACTCTTAGTTAAAGTGATTAGTTGTAGTTTACGACCGTTACCGCAAAAATCTGCTGCGTCACGATGTGCTTCAGTTACACCTGCCATAATAATTCTCCTTAAATTAGTTTGTTAATATTATTTATATAAAAGACAAAAAAACTTATCCTAGTTCAGGATTGTTTTTTGCAAAATTTGCTTGACTAAACCGCATGCGATCCACAAACTTAACAGGACCATGTTCTGTGTCTGCTACATAGCCTTCGTGACCCGGTTCGCCAGCAATATGAGCATGCACTGACCCTGCTTGTTGATCAAGTTGGCGCACGATATCGCTTTTTACCTGTGAAATCACTAAAAATGCCTTAATGATCGCAGCAAATCCTTTTTTATGTTCGGCTATGTATTGCTTAATGTTTGCGGCTTTTTGCTGACTTGGCGCTGCTGTTTCGATCCAACCAATGAATCCACCTGCTAGATTATCATAATGTCCTTCTCTAACACGAGCATTAACATACTTTTTAATTTGTTGCGGAAGATCAGAAATTTTACGATTTCTAAACTCTTCTGGACGCATAAAATCATTGACTAGTGGAATCAAATCCTTTAATGCTTCAAGTGCTTCGCGATCACGTTTGGGCATGTTTACATGTGGATCTTCGTCAAAATAAGGATCTAATATTAGTACACCCGGCGAATGACGTAAGCTATTGCCTACATGCTTAATAGCCTGACTAGTCCCATCTTCATCTACATGAGTGTGTATAGCAACAGCAACTTCTGCTTTACTAATAGCATGACCAATGTCCGAATCGGCGTCAACTTCATATGTAATGGTGTTTGGAGTAAACACATATTGGTTGTGTTTATTCTTTTCTGGCTTAGGTTGTTCAGGGGTACCAAACAACAAATCGCCTTGGACATAACCACGGAAGTTAGGCGGTACTACTCGTTCTAACAACGGAAATAGCTTTTGGTACATAGCGATTAATTCGCCACGCTCGCCTTTGCGTTGACTCATTATGTCTGCTAGCATTTCTGGTGATGTTGCTCTACCATCATACCCTTTAGCACCAAACCCCGATTTATCAGTTAACACAAACTGACCTTTTGGATTGCGTCCGAAAATAACAGCAGGTTTGCCATCCCATTTAATTGTAACATGCTCTGTAGTATCTGCCATATTAGAAAGAATACTAATAGCTTGTTCTATGCCGTGGCCGCCGTGTGTAAACGGCAAATCCTCAGGATGCTCAATACGAGCTTCCATTAAATTTTGTTCGTATAAACCGTAAATGCCTGGGGTAGTTAATCTATCACGTAGTTTAGCAAGGAAGTAACTTTCTGATACACCTTGCTCTAATTGTAATCCTTCACGCTCAAAATACTCGCGAGCATCTTTAATCTTTGCTTCGCGATTAGGATCACGTGCTAGTGCATTCATAATAGTTTCAACAGAATGTAAATCTTCTTTACGTGCTGTTGGACTTAATAGAACCTTAGCAATTTCGTCCCAATTGTTAGTTACAAGTTCATTTGTATCTCTTGCGATCAATCCTTGTGTTTGATTGATTTTATATCCCACTGCCTTAGCAATAGAACTTAATAACACATTACGATGCATGCCCTTAAAGTTTGAATCTGGTGCAGAGTGTAGGAAATATGTCGAGTATGCTAAATCAGGTACAAACATAAAGTCGGTTTGTACAAAGCCATACTCTGGGTTGCCAGCAATAGGCGTTTTAAAATGCACATTAATACCTGATTTTTTAATCCATTCTTTTGGATTACCGTTGTTTGCTTCTACCCATTGTGTTAACGTATTAACTAACCCGTCTTTATTATATTTAGAAGCGTCAACACCTAAGTCTAAATCACCCGACGTTGCTTTCTTTCCTGTTGTGCCAAGCATGTTTTGTAACAACGGAAGAGCAGTTATTTGTTCTAACCATTTAACAGTTGGTTTTACATAATCACGGTCAATACGAACTGTTGCAGCCGATCCGTCGGCATTTTTGAATACGTTTCCACCTTCTAATAGAGTATAAATGGATTTCATCACTTGTGTCCTGACTGAATTTTCCAAAGATCAAATTCCATTGGTGTTAACTCTCTAAAAAATGATTTAGGTTGCATACATTCAATTACCGTATATCTAGCCCGATCTGGATTATTTAATGTTAACAATCTGTCAGCAGATTTGTCCAATTGTGTGTTAGGACCAACTAATGTACTCCCATCAATAACATATGCAGTTGGTGCCAACTCAGGATATTTTTTTGGCGGTACAGTTGTGTCTGGTGATTTTTGTGGTCTTCTTCTACGAGATTTAGCTTCAGTGGTTTGTTGTCCAGATTTTTCTCTAATATCCATATTAAACCAACGACCGTCAAATTTAACAAACCGATCATATTGATCGGGGAACACAGGATTTGATTCCATTAATACAATAACAGGTACTCTGAGTCCTTTAGTAATATCGTTAATTGATATACCCAAAAACCGTTCCCCATAATGCACATTCTTAAGACGTCTAGATTGAACATCAACTTTTTCTCGTGCATTTTTAGGTTCAATTTGAGAAACTATTCCTTGCAAAATAATAGTTAGCGCAGCTTGTTTTACGCTCGATGAATTTAGATTATCGCCTGCATCAAGAATTGTTTTAACTGCTGCAATTACTGTATCATTAGAATTTAAGTCAAGCTCTTTAAATACGATTTCATGTAATGCTTCAGCATATCTAGACTGATTTGGCGTTTTATATGCTTGCGCCAGTGAATATCGAATTCTTCGCCATTGGTCTATGAATGCTTCTGCTGCCAGATTAACCGCTCGGTCTTGCATAACATTTTGCGATATTTGTTTTAGAGGGGTTCCTAATCGCAACTGTTTTAGTAGCGATGATCCTGCTGTTTTGAGATCTTGCCAATTAATAAAACTTTCTGTTAATTGGCTATTAGTAGTTATGTCATTGATCTTCATCGGTGCGTTGTAAACTCCTCTTAAATTTTCTCAGATCCCGTGATCTAATAGCATTCAACAATTTACGATTTAACACCTCAGCGTCCTCTTCAGAATAATTAGAATCAATAAATTCCATTAATCTAATGGCGCTAGAAATTACATTATTTGCCCGGCTTTCAACTAAATGCGAGCGGTCACGCTCTACATACATACTTTCTAATTCTTCGAGAATACTCCGAGTACGTTTTTGCATGTCAAATCTCTGTTATATTGTTATATTTATTTTTAAAAGTTCTAAATTGATTAACAATTGGATTTATAGATTGCTGTAGATCCAATGGCCACGATTTAATTTTCTGAGTGTTAACTTGTTCAATATTATTTTCATATAATAATATTTTTCTATTTTCGTTAAGCCTTTTTTCAAATTTATTTCGAAGTCGTTGTACTTTTTCTTTGTTAGTAATCAAATCTATATTATCCGCAATTGCATACCAACAACGCTCTAATAATGTGTTTCGATATTGGTAGTCGTGATTAATAATATCACTAAATGTATCAAATCCGTAATTTTCCCATGTTTCAGCTTGCTTATAACCACCAACCCAAATTGGGAATGTTCTTGCTACAATAGCATATAATGTTTTTTCACTAAAATGTATAGCCTTCTGTGTCCAGGTGCTTTCTGTAATAAGAGATATTCCTGTATGTTGCATAACATTTTTTATTGCAACGTCCCACATTAGACAGATATTACCTGCATTTGAAATGCCAACATCATTGATAACTTCAGGTTCATTATCTGAATACCATTTTGGTTGTATTTTTTTAATAGGAGATAATAAAAAAGACCATTGATCGTTGGTCATCGGAGGGGATAACAACGAATTGTATTCATCTATTAGATATTGTAGATCAAAATTTTTCCCGCAACCTGACCACGAATAGCTTGCGTCAATTTTAAATAGTTCAACTAGTTTGAGTAACAAATACCGATGTATTAATTTTTTATTAATCGAAAAGTTAACTGGATGCGTAACTAACAATGTTTCTGGAACTTGTATCAAATTTTGATCTAGCCCATATTTAAAACGTTTAACTAATTGTTCCAGATACAGATTGCTACTATACACCGGAACGCTATATTTGTCTTCATTGAAATCTAAGCTATCGTTAAAAATATACTTTGGCTTTTGTTTCTGATCAAAAAGCTCATTTAATTCATTGGCTGTAATAACATCATACGTATAAAAAATATCATCATTGTAGAAACAGTCAATATTGTTAACTAATGTTCCAAACTCGGGTATATTTGAGATTAATCTCACGTCGATGCCTTAATAGTATTAAGAAGACTAGTTAACTTAGATCCTTGAACATCAGCTTTTACATTTTGTGGCTGTTCTGTTGTACTAGTCATTTTACTAACAGGTTTAATATTATTCATATTGAATCCGCCTGTACTTGGACTAGCACTATCATCGGTCTGATCACAATCTGAAATACGTAACGTTTCCACATCAAATTCTAAGTCTACTTTTGAACCTACTCCTGAGCTTGAACGTGTTTTCATTAACTGTATTTGATAGCGGCCGCGTTCACGCATTGCTCGACTTGTAAAAATACCAAACACGTTATCTGCTGTGTTAATTTTTGAAATACCACCCGAAATATGTGAGTGATCGAACTCGATTTCTTCTACCGCAGATCGATTTAGCTGCGATGCAGTTACCATAATAACATTTAATTCTTTTGCTAAGTTACGAATTTCTTCTGACACATATTTGTCCTTAACAAACAAATCGCTTGGACTAACTTTAGCACTTACAGGCATTAACAAATCCAAGTAGTCAATACACAAAAAGTCTACAGTCACACCAGTTTGAATTTGTAATTCTTTAATGTAACTACGAATATCATTTACTGTACTCTGCGCTGGCATGTACTTAATGCGGAACTTGCCGGACTTCTTCTGCATCATCTTAACTTTCATTTCAACATTGTCAATATCTTTAAACACTTCTTTACTTGATGTGTTTGTCATCATCGAGTCAATGCGCATTGAACACAAATCTTCGGAAAGTTCTAATGAAATGTACACGCCATTGAGTCCTGCTTGCACCCAGTTTACACTTAAATTCTGCATAAACAAGGATTTACCCGATCCCGAACCACCTGCAAAAATCTGTAGTTCACCTCTGTTAAATCCGCCATACAATGCACGATCTAGATTAAGCCAGCCTGTGCTTACTTGTCCGTTGTTGGACTTAATATTCATTAGTCGTGTGCGTGGATCATCGAAGTAATCTGTGCCCATGTCTTTGTGTAAGGAAATCTGTACTGCGTCTTTGATAAGTTTCTCAACAGGATCAAAATCGCCTTTTTCAAGCATGTCTGCTGATTTAAGAATAGCACGTTCTAGTTCTTGACGCTTAGTAAACTTTTCAAACTCATCCATAAACCAGGTATAATGGCCATCGTTAAGTTCTGGCACTGGTTTAAGTTTTGACCCAATTGCAGCATTAACTTGACTAACCTCAGGCATAGTCCCGTACTTGTCGCTATGCTCTTTAATAAATGTTGCTGCTTCACGTAAACTTGGATCAAAGTTATCTACGTTATAAATGTTTTGCACACGCACATAACTCTGTGCATCTGCCAGCATCATTTCTAAAAATAATTTCTGAATTTCGACTGTGTATTCTTTCATAATTTCCGTTCAAGAGCTTTTCGTGCCAGCTCAATTTTAATCTTGCTTGAATTTTTGTTCTTAATAATACTTATTAGTGTAGTCAGTTTGCCATAACGCTTTACTGCGTCGTTAACATCTTTTACCTCTGCATCCCAGTCAGGAATACTTACTGAAAATCCATATTTAACTGCATCGTCAATTAATGCTAGACCTGCTTGATCGCGATCTGGTACTATAACAACTTCTCTATTAAGTCTTTTTAATATAGATGCCTGATTGTCGCTAATTCTATTTGTTGTTACTGCTACGCCATCAATGCTTAATGCGTCAAATTGACCTTCGACTACAATCACAAACTGCCAGTTATCGTGCTGCAAGTCTACGCCAAACACATATCCTGCTGCTGAACAGTTGTTTAGGTATTTTGGTTTGCGATCGTCTAGAAAGCGTGTGGTCCAACCAACTATCTTGTTATTATATGTATATGGTATTAGTATGCTAGGACGTGTTTGTTCCGTGTCTGTCATATATGGGTACGCCCACGGATCAACACCTCTATTGCGCAAGTATTCTAATAACTCTATGTCGTTGTCATCTATTAATCGTGCAGATTCTGGTAGTGAGACTTCTGGAAAATTGACCAGTATTTCTTCTTCTTGACGCTCGCGAATTAATTGAGTAATGTTTTTGTGTTTTAAACTATCAAGTGTTAAACGTTGAATCTCAATATCAGGAACGCCCATCCAAGACAATAAACGTTGTGCTTTATAACTTACTGGATATCCAAGAGTAAAACTAGCAGTATAGCCGCAGTTAAAACAGTGATAGCTCCAGTCTGTATCCGTTGAAAACTTAAAGCCGCCACGTTGTTTGCGATCAGCAGTTTCTCCATTATGCACGCAACATGGAGCATCAAAACTAACCCAGCCGGAACTGTTAGTTTTGCGTTTTCCATTGATGTAAGATACTACATTTAACACTCTAGTAGTTTAGCAGAATCAATATAATCAATCAACCGTTTTGAAATAATTTCGTGGCCTTTTTCGTTTGGATGTCGGCCCGGGGCAAATGCTGCTCTTCCGGCTTGTGTTTGGATATAATTTCTCATTTCTTCCAAAGGCCACGCATATGTCGGAACAGGGATTGAATTTTCGATTACCTCGAGCATATTGAATTGTATAACTGGAATTTGGAATCTAGCAGAAACTCCATCAAATAACATTAACGTTTCATTTAAATTACGCCAGCGTAAAGTATCATCAACTTGATTATCTACATAATTTCTGAATGTTTCTTTCCACGACTCGTCATAGATGCAATCATTGTGTAGTAACCATGACGAATGAATATGTGTATTCCATTCTGGATCATTGAAATCACGTTCGTGTGCTGAATTGTTCCAGCTACACCGCCATGCCTCGGTTAAACCTAGTAGGAACATTGTATTCGATATATCATTGTTTGCAATATACCAAATTAAGGTATCTCGTATACTATTAAGACTGGCGCCCGGAAAAGCTAAGTTTTCAACTTCTAAATTATAATGCTTGGCGATTAATCCAGGATAACTATGTGCTACCCTATACTCGGCGTTCATATCCCAGTATTTAGAATCTTCTTTAAATTCCGCTAATTCGGGATTATCGAGCTCGTCACCAAAGGTCCACGAGCAGCCAAATGCTACAAGTTTTTCAATCATATGTGTAATTATGGTTAGTAGTTAACGCGAACTGAATTTACGGTACCATCGGTATATTCAACAACAGCACGTAGCCATACAAAATTACCTGTAAAGTTAACTGCTGTATTGCCGTCTTCTTGTGTTGTACCGTTTGAAAATACAGTAATGTTTGCCCAGTCTGTAGATCCCGGACTTGTAACTAAACTACCCTGGATAGTAATAGTTCCGGTGAATCCTGTAACAGAAAATAGCGCAGTATGGCGGCCATCGGCTTGTCCATAATAACCGTTCCCTTTAACAGCAGAACCGGTTACAGTTTGAACAGAACTATCGCTAGGATGCGTTTGTTGTGAAACTAAAAGTTGTGTAGTAATTTGCGCCATATCAATATTTATCTTACATATACGCTGCCAACAGCACCACTAGTACTATCAATTTTCAAACGCATATAGCTGTGTAAGCCTTCTACATTAATGTATTTTGTGTTTGAATCTGCGCTGCTGAATGTAGCAGAAGTTAAGTCATACCATTCTGTTCCAGTAGGCGATCCTTGTACAGTTACAGTACCTACAAATGAACTGTTTGTGTATTGTACTGTTTGTAAGTATTGTTCTGGTTGCCATTCTGAACTGTAGTTTGTTTGTCCTGCTGTAAAACTTGGTAGAGTTATTTCTGAACTTGCTACAAACTCTGGCATAGCATTATCAGCAATGTAAATTACGCCACGTGCCCCAGCATTATCGTCGACATATACAGGTTCTGTTAGTGTTGAGCGGTCTACTGTGATAGAGTAATTTGCTAATTGAGATTGTACATTGTCTAAATCTGATTCAACAATAGTGAGTTTAGTCTGACCTTTTGTTGCAGATACCGTTTCTAAATCCTTAGAAAACAACAACTCTGTTCCATCTCTGCTCATGACATGACATGTAAACGTTAGCCCTGTAATGTCCACTGGCTTCTGATCCTGATTTAAAAATCTAAATAGGATGACGTTATCAACGCCTTTTGATATTTTTAAGTTTTTACTAAACACTGGTCTCCACCTCACATTGTGGTAGGCTGCGGCGTTGTCCAATAACAACACCATCTGGGTTTGCTGATATAAATATGCTAAAGTTGAATACATAACCGAGAGCCTTTACACTATTTATGGATATTGAACTATTCGAAAAGATCACAGACAAATACCCGTTCCTATCAATTGTTCGGTATGCAGAAAATGAGCACGTCGGAATTATACTAAATCAAGATAATCAAGTAACTACCATGTACGATTTTGGTAGTATTTTTGAAGAAGAACTTAAGAAACTCTTTTTGGATTTAGGTGAGATCTGGTGGTGGGAAAGTAACCATACTATCCCTATTAACATTTTCTTAAAGCGCGATTGGGAAGTGTTCAAACCTTACTTAAAAACATTCAATAACAAAAATTTAGAAGTTATATCTGGTCAAGTAACAAGTTTATCTGACTTAACAAAGAATCGAAAAAAGCGTAAGAGTATTACTCTTGTGCGTCGTGTTGATTAACAATATTCATATGTAATGCTACAAGATGCGCATAGCTGACCGCATGCGATTTTTTGAACGTGTAGCCTTCATCAGTTTTATCCCAAATAGTTTCTGCTACTTCTGCCCAGGGCTTGCCAATAAGATGTTTCTTGCCCGGACGAATCATAGCGAGAAACATAGCAAGTCTTGGAATGGTGTTTACATCTAATTGCTTCAACACATCAGCATAGTTATTAATGTGTATAATCTTTTCAACAAACTCTTGTTCGTGTAGTCTGTGCCATGGTGGTTCTATGTTCATTAATTGATCATAATGTGCTTGATCTTTAATATGTTCGTAAACATGAACATTAAGAAAGTCAATTTTAAAATAACCTAATTCTTCTGCTTGTTTATAATCAATGCTAGCGCAGTTACATACAGGATCCAATGGTATAGGTGTTACATATACACCTGAATTATGTTTACGATCCTGCTGTCTTGCTGGAATATGCTTTATTAACTGTAGTGCAGAATTTCGATCACCAAAATCGATATCAATATCTGCGCTCATAGTTGTATACCTATATTTGATAATTGAATCATAATTTTATTCAGTTCGTTATCTAAAATCTGATTTAAATTTAAAAAATTATTTCTATTGTGTTGTGCTATTTCAATAAGTTTATTCTTATTTTCGTCCCAATTAAACTTGATTAAATTATTACATAAATTTATAATTTTGTCAATACGATTGTCATAGTCGGTAATCTCATCGTAAGATTCGTCCCATAGCTCACTGTATGTTTTAAATCCTAAGTTTCTAATATGGGCTAGAAAAAATGGACTTCCTACCAGAACAAACGGCATTCCAGAAATTAAAACTTTAACTATTTTTTCAGTTGGGTGAAATTGTTGAGGACAATCAATATCTCCCTCTAATAGAAGATTAAAATATCCTTGATTATACAAATCAATCGGTAGCGAGAGAGAAACAGTATGATAATATGATTCTAAACCTTTTATAGTACTATATCCATCAAAGCATCCTGGTTTGCCATTATTTAAATCGAACTCTGTCGAGGGCAGACCAATATCATTGTAACTATACCTAAAAATATAATCTTCTGTTAATAAAGTAGACGTTAACCTGTCAATGAACCGATCTCTTTCTTTTTTAGTATTACCTGTAGTACTAACAAATAAACATTTTTTAGGATAATCAAAATTATACTCGTTCTTAAAATTGAACTGAAAACGATTTGGATTAAACATATAATCTGCATATTCATAAAAATAAAAATGCGAATGAAGATTAATATATTTTATAGGCAAATTATAATATTCTGCATCCCACTGTCCATTTGATATGATTATATAAAACTTATCTGTTCTGTACAATCGAAAATATATACGAGAATTTATCGATTCTGTAACATTAGAAATGACAACCACAGGGCTCGGGTCTTGATTAATATCATTAACCTGATCTCGATTATAAACTGGATAACCAGTTTTGCTACATTCTATAGGATATTCTAATTTGTCATTATTATGGTAATTTTTCCAATCAATCCAGGTTTTTAGTCGATTAACAAAATTACAAATACTCGAATCCGAGTCCAAAAACTTCATAGAACAACGCCTGTCACTTGAACAGAATACCACGGTTCGATACCTGAATTTGATCCAAGATGCCATTGGGGCTGATCAAATCGAATCCAATCACCTGCTTTCCATTTAACTACCGGTTCTTCTTCTAATTCAAAATAATGTCCTGATTTCCAGTCTTCGAGCATTATTAAATATCGATGAGTTCGACCCTTTCCGTGAATTTCTTGTACCCAATAATGCCTATCAACATGTAAGGGAACAGTCTGCCCCGGGTCAACTCGAATTACACTAACAACAGCATGATCAAAATCTTGTGGAACTTTTTTTGATAATGCATGCACCCAGGCTGGCGATTCTTCGTGAAACATTTGCCAAATACTGCTATTTTCAGCGGTATAATATTGAGAAATTTCCGGACGCTGTTGATAAGTTTGAAAATGATCCTCAAACTTCAAGTTCTGAAGATCATTTTCATTGATATCTAAATTTATATGCCCTTTAATCACAGTAATTTTCTAAGGTGCCTTTTCGGCGCAAATCAAGGGTAGCGCAATGAATGCCGCCAGATAGCGTCATAGCATGTCTAAATTGTACAGGCACACAATCAATCTTATATTTTTCAAGTTCGCGCATCAATGGAACTTGTGTTGAATCACAAATAATAGTATTAGGGTCCACACTTAAGATATTCATCCCAATGTATGGCGAGCACGGAGCCAAATACCCTTCTAATTTAGAACCTTGTACAACACAATCTTCAAACCAAATTTTATCCCATGAGTTAAACATTTCCGGGCAATTATCTTTATTAACACGACTACTATTAAGTAGTACCAGCCCTGGACGCAGCGGAATGATAGTACTATCAAAATGTGCGTAACTATACAACTCCGAATAATGCATACGATAACCCATTGGTTCTAACAGACGTTTAAGCCATTTATAGCCCTTCATATTACCCGAATTTGAAACTTGATATAGAAGATCTCGACCAACACGTACAATATTAGGAGCATCAAACAAAATTTCTAAATCTTTTAATGTAGGCTTACCATCAATGTTTTCAAATTGATAGTTATCATCGAGTAATCTTGGTTTAGGTGCCGACATCCATAATGCTCCATCATCAAAAGCTTCATAAAAAATATCTTCATATAACCGCGTTTCAAAATAACGAGCACGTGTAGGCGTTGGTGTTTCGATTAACATATCAGCTAACGGTAATACCAGATCTCGTGGACACCAGGAATACCAACCTTTTGATTTCCAGTCTGGAGTAGCAAATTCTTTATCCCAATTAATGATCTTAGGTCGATGTACCTTAACACCCATTTTTTCAAGTGTGCTTGCTAATCCATCAGCATCTTCGTTTGCTTCATCAATTACCCATTGCGGATAACGACCTTCCATATGCTCAATTTGTTTTGTTGTATAATTTGCATAGCTAAAACTCCGAGCACTGACATCGATAGTCACACGGCTATTATGCGCATGTCCTACGATAATTTCTTCTAAAGGATCCCAGTCGTTGTGTGTGTTTACTATCATTTTAAATGGTTTATAATGTATTGTTTATTTGGAATATCGTTGGTTAGTAACGACAATAATTCTTGTTTTTGCAACGTTGATAAATTAACTATATCTAAATGCGGTGGGTAGGTTACTAAATTCAGCGACCAATCATATTTATTGTGCATTATCCACTTAGATAAATTTGGTAAGAATTTATAGTTATCTTTATATAATGTTGTATGCACCGAAAAGTTAAATCCACATTCGCTTACCTGTTTAATAAACTTTTCAATATTATTCCAGTTACTGCCTGGCCTAACTGCTTCGTTATCGCCTCCATAACCGTCGATACTAATAATAAATTTAACTTCTTTAAATTGTTTTAATAATGATATTGTTGAATCATCTAATAGGTAAGTTCCATTGGTGTTGTATGTTAGGCTTACTCTATCTAAATACTTTAGAGATTCTAAAAATTTCTTATGCTTTGTAGTCATTAAAGGCTCGCCGCCTAAAAATACTATACGCTCAATGGTTTGAGGGATGTTGATTACCGGACGATTACTAATAATATAAGATTGTTTTTTACTTACTTTAGAATTCTTTTGCGCCCACGTACTACTAAACTCCTCAGAACAATGATTGCAATATAAATTACAGATGTTGTCAAACCCAATCTCAAGATACTTTAACTCAACAGTATCCGTATTATATTCATTATTAAATCGTTGGCGCATGCTTTCAATTCCGCACGACTCTTCATGATAACATTTAGCACACCCAGGGTCTGGATCTGTCTGTTCTCTTAATCTCTGATATTCGGGGATATGTAATACGTTTGATAGGTTACCATCAAAAACAGCAATGGGATATTTGAAGCGACAGCATGGGAAAATGCGATCGCCGGACCTAATATTTGTATGTTTCCAAAATGCTGCGCAGGTCATTAATCTACTAACAATGGTGAGATGCATACACGATTATTATTTGGAATCCCTCGATTATATTCCAAATATTCATCTCCACCTAATCCAAATATAACGGTATTTGTTGGTGTTAAATGTAGTTCGCTACAAACACTATAATACTTCTCCCAGTATGTTTGCCACATATAATCACAGCTAAATGATTGCATATAATGCACACCGAGGCTCATTGAATACGAATTTGACATACCCACTTCGTTAATCATACTAATACCGTCGTCTTGGTAATCTTTTGTAAAACGTATACCTACACGATGTCTCTCAAGTGTATAAAATGGCTTGCTCAAACTAGCAGTAACTTCTGTAACACACGGGAACTGTTCTAGGTGGAGATATATATTTTGTGCTATACCCCAATAGGCTAAATCTAAACACACCGGTACATTTAAGTCTATACATTTTTGCATTAGGTCATTGAACTGCGGATGTACTTGACCTGTATCTGAGAAAGGAACACTTATAATAAGTGCCGAATTTTTTGTTATCTTCTCGCTGAACGTTAAGTGCCTACCAGCGCATCTGTGATATTGAAACTCGCCCGGTAGTACCACAATTTCTCTATTGTTATGTTTTAACAAGAAATGGTCGAATGTCTGACTTGTTCCTGCTGTGTAATCAGCATAAGTGAACTCGTCGAGTCCTGAAAGTATCTTACTGTCAGACTGTGTTAGCCAGGTACGCCACATTCCAGCATAATTATTTAGATCTATGTTCTGATATTTATGTGTATGGAGGTGCTCTTCCACACCACAACACTGAATTGGTCGTGCACCTTTAATTGTTTTTACCATCCTGCTTTCCTTAACATTTCTTTTGCATATTCTTGATCAGCTACGTATTTTTTAAATATACGTTCCCATGTTTCTGGATAGATATAATCCCAAATTACCTTTTGCTGATCTTCATTTAATTTACTCAAGAAATCTTGACCGCTTGTTGAATTATAAATTACCCAAGGGCTAAGAATACCTTTAGTGATTAGTTGGCATACCTTATTCGGGTTTTGGTAGCGAATAACATCTTGCGGGTTAGCGTTGCTTTCTTCTGCCCAGTCGATGCTGTATTCCATTGCTCGTACTAATGCACGATCGGCACGTTCTGTTACAAGAAGATTTGTTAAGTATTCAGTATAAACACTATCTTTTGCCCAGTGGTCAAGTTTCTTGTTACTGTTGATAACATATTCAATAAATTTTGGTATATCAATGGCGCCAACGGACACGCAAAAACGACCAAACTTAACAAATGCTTTGTAATAAGGACTACCTGCAAAGTTATCAAACGTTTTTAATTTTGCTGATCCTTGCGTGTACTCGTAGAACTTTAGATATGCTTGATAGCCAATCTGGACTCCTCGTTCGTTTTTTTCTTGAAACCGTTTTTTCTGCTCGCAGACATGTACCGCAAGGCTGCTTTCGCGTTTAAATTCACGTTCGCAATATTTACAAGTGTACGTATCAGTTGTTTCCGTGAAGTTTAATGTACTCATTTACTTCTTTTTTAGTAACAAGTTTAGATAGTATTTCAATATCGCTAAGTTTAACTGACGGAAATAATTCAGATAACTGCTTTTTAATTTCCGAGGACTTGTCTTCCTTCTTCTTCATTTGTAACCATTTGTGTTTTTGCGGACCAATACCTGGACTAGCAGCACAAAGCTCTAGCCATTGTAACTTAGGATGCTTAGTAATGTCATACCAATGCTTATTGCAATAGTGGTTGGTTGCTGCCAAATAATAATGTTGTATTTCGCGAGATCCTTCTACACTTGCTCCCCATTTAAGTGCTAAGAATGCCGAAAAACCTTTCCGCTCTTCTTCTGAAAGGTTATCATAAAAGTCATAATCCTTTCGATCCATTGCCGCAAGCATTTTAAAAATGTCTAATTTAGCCGCCACCTTCGATATTCCTATCTGGTCCTGTTAGCACGTCCCACATACGATGCTTTTCTACTTCTTGCTCGTATTCTGAACTGTCTGGAAGTTGATTAATTACACGTTCAACTTCGCGCATATGTTTGTTAAACATTTCTTTTAATTCTGGATGGCGTTCTTCCATCACATAATCACGTTCTGGAATGTTTAGCACACGTTCAATAATTTTAATACGTTCTTCTATGTCCCAAGTACCTTTGTCGCCATGTACTTGGATACCCTTGGAAACATTTTTGTCGTCGCTAAGAGATATGTTACCCCAATTTAATCCTGCTGTGTTTATGGTGTAATCATCATAGTCCTCGTAGTTATACGGAACAGTAATAGTTACTGGGTTTCCATTTTCATCATCAATATCCACCATTGTTACAGTAATGTTGTCGTCCTTCATATTACCCCCACGCTTTATTATAATCTACCACTTCGCAGTTACGGGATACATCTTTAATAAAGTAAACACATTCAGGATTCTCGCCGTCACTTAGTGGAACAGCAAGGAATTGTCCATTCTTTAGTTTAGGTGCATACCAATTTACTTCATTGTACACATCTACAATTTCAATTGGAAGGAATGTAGGTGCATATGAACTCAAACTATTATACTGGTACACCTTAAAGTCGCGATCATTTAGACTAGTAAGCGGAAGTGATTCTAAATCTCCTAAGTCATCTTCACCAATTAAGACTTGCCAATCCAGAGGCATTTTAATTTGCTTATTTCCGATCTTTAATACCAACGCAGGACTTGTAAATGATTCCAGGAAAATAAGCGGAATATAAAAATAGTCCGGATTATTAGGGTCGCTATTGTCGAGAATAGCAAAACGCATGTCGTCAATTTCTTCGGGTAGCGTATCTAAGTTGTATGCTTCGTTATCTAGTGTGTGGATTCTCATAGTATTATTATAGTATAGTTTAGCTTTAATTGCAACCTATTATTTCCAATCATATTTTTCAACTGTAAACGGATAGTTTGCTTCTTTATAGAACGCTTTACGCTTTGTTAAATGCCGTTTGGCAAACTTACAGGTTGATGTTATATCCCAGATCTGAACATGGTCCTTGTCTTGTGCTTTTCGTATACCACGTCCTATTGATTGAATAACACGTACAAAAGATTTACCAGGCTCAACAAGTACAAGATTAAAAATGCGGGGGATGTTAATACCAACAGCAGCGACACCATAAGTTGCAACGATAATTTTATTGTCTGATTCAGAAATTTCATCATAGTGTTCTTGTCTATCCTTTGCCTTTGTTGCACCACTTACAAATACTGCGTTATCGCCTAAGCGTTCCACTAAGTCAGTTCCGGCACTAACACGATCAACTAGCACAAGTGTATTACCCGACTCGTTGATACCTTCAATCATTTGCGAGATAACATTCAATCTATCTTGGTCACTTAACAAGAACTTTAGTTCTGATTGATAGTTTTGATGTTCTGCGTGATCCTGCAACTGTACAATGTTAACATGGCAGTTAGCAAGTACACCTTTTTCTTGTAGTGTATTAGCAGCAATACGATTAATAACTGGACCAATACTCACATGCAATGCTTGAAACTCGAATAATTCCTTAGGAATGGTTCCTGTTAGACCCCAACGTAGTGGAATCTTTGCCATTGGTCCTGTAAGTAGAGTTTTGAGTGCGTCTGCTTTTGCTTGATGTACTTCGTCTACAATAACACAAACAACATCTTCTAAAAACTCACCAATGGAAATAGGTGCTTGTTGATTGCGGGTTGCTTTTAACAGCGAGTTAAGTGACTGCCACGTACAAATAGTATGTGTCTTGCCAAACTCTTTTCTATCACCGTAAAATACACCAACGTCTAATTGCATGTTGATGTAATCCTTTTCGGTTTGCGTTACCAAACTTTTGTTAGGTACAATAACAATTGATCGTCCATATTGTTCAACACGCTGACTCAGAGCTGCCGTCATAATGGTTTTACCGGCACCGGTAGCAATCTCTTGTAAGCTCTGTGGATTCTCCAGAAAGTTATTAACTACTTCGATTTGGTAATCACGCATTTCAATAGGTTGTCCAGCAGCCGGATGTCCTTTGGGCCATGTAATATGTCCAAAGCTATCTTTATGCACAGGTTCAAACTCGAATACTGTACGATAGTCTCGTTGGTCATCAACAGCAACATCGTAATTATATTCTGCTAATACAGGAACAATCTCAGGAAGCAAGTTTACATATGTACTGCCGCCCATCTGAAAGAATGCTACTTTGCCATCCCAGCGACCTAAACGAACTGCGGGCAAGTAACGTGCATGCGGAATCACATACTTAAATTTGTTCACAAGTGCTTTGCGAACGTTAAGATCCAACCCGTCAATTTTGACATTTACTTCGTCTTTGATTACTAGTCGTGCTGATTTCATTTCTGTTGTACTATCCTAGTGGGGTAATTATTTTGCTTGTATCGATTTATTAGTTCATTTATATCTGTTACTTTTCCAACAGGAATCACAGAAAATATTTCTTCGACGCTCCAATTGTCTAACTGCCAATGCGACGTCCAATCTGATTTATATATCTCAAACCATTTATTAAAGCCAAGTATGTCCTTTCCTTTAATAAAATCTGTATCAGTAAGTTGAACAAAAATGTTTGGTTTTAAATTAAGCCAAGGTTTTGATAGCTCTTTTAATCTATCAATATTGTTAGGCTCTTTACGAATATAATAATCATATGGATCTTTCGACAGCTCCTGCCATTTGATATAACAACAACCTGCGCTAACACTAGTCGTTGAATACTGTAAATACATGCGATCAAAATCTTCTATTAACGGTCCGTTTCTTTCTCTATAGTCAAATGCAATCGGTCGGAGTAATCCACCAGCTTGCAATACTTCGTTAGTGTGAATCATTTCGTGAAATTCTAACCATAATGGGTCACCATTATAATTTTTTTCATAAACCTCATGCAAATAATTTAAATAATCCTGAGTTAAGATACGGTTTTCATCTAGATCTAAATTTAATAATCTAGCACATTTAAATAAGTACGACGTTGCATCATTGATATTTTGATTGGTATTTGAATACGGATTATCGCGTGGATGATTAGGAATATTAAGATTTATTTGTCCAAGGTATTTAAATTTTGAATAAATTTTGTCAGAGACTGGGTTATCAAATAACTCAATAGTTATTGGATCTAGATGGTCCCATTTAATTAAAAGATTATTCATCGTCTATTACTGTAATAATTTTCTTCGAAATATGTCCCAATGACTCGTACGTAAATGCTGCACCAGGCATGAATACTACGCAGTCTACGCCCTGATCTAATGTATAATTATCGCCGTCTTTGCTAAACACATGATAATCGGCAAGCCCTGTTCCTGTCATACGCATATCTGCGATACTCTTAAACTTTTCTGGTACAAGAACTTTCGGTGCTTTCCATGGACCCCAAATATCGTCTTCGTTAAACCTGTGCTGCTCAGTAGATTTGTGAACTATAATAATATTGTTGTCAGTTGATCTTAACCATTCTTTAACTGCATCAATATTTTTCTGTTCGATATTTACATTTCGATTAACAGCAATGTGTCCTAGCGCACTCCCAAACTTTCTGAATATATAGGACTGGAACTCAACGCTTAATGTAATACCTAATCCTACCAAGTCGCGAATCGTGTTGAGTGTGATCTCATTGGTGGGCAATGCCTTTAATAGTCCTGGGCTTATATTACTTACAATATACCTATCCCCATATACCTCAGCATATGGACCCCAGTTAAATTTGCCGCCAGGGATGCTATCTACAATATCCTGAATTGACTTGTCAACAGCAAACTCATGATCTTTAGCATAATAGTACAAGTCGCGTATTAGTGTTGGATATGCTGTACCACGCCATACTCGTTCATCTCTATTCCAATGAATGTATTCGTGATGTGCCGAGTGTAACATTAAACCATAGTCATGACCGGCATCTTGAATTACTGTACGCAAGTCAGCAACAGCATCCTTGTTAAATGGAAATTGAAGTTTAATAACATCGTCTTCGATCCACAACAACGGAGCGTAACTAGGATCAAACTCTACAGGGTCTTGGCGCCACTTCTTGGCTAGAATATCTTCGTCTGTGAGTGTGTTTTGACTTTCGTTATAAATCTGTTTACGATACTTATGAACAATTTTTTCCCATAACTCATTTTGTTTAATGGTTAATGGTCTATTATCGTTAATAAAACGAGCGACATTTTCCATAAAGTTAATGTCGTAACGACTGAATCGTAAATTCTCACGCATCCATAGGTGTGCTGTTTCTCTGTCAATCACTTTTCGTATCATATTAACAATTATAACATAAAATTAAAAAAGGCGCAAGAGTATTTCATCTTGCGCCAATAAACCAGAGAACTTTAGGAGTTCAACATAGCATATTGTGTTCTCTAGTTTAAAAACTGCTCTTCATACAAGTTACTGCTGCCATATCCTTCCAACGCTGCGGGCTAACCTTAATCAAATCTGCTAGCTTCAATGCCATACGCAAGCTCATTTCGCGTAATGAGTCCTTGTTCTCATCCATAAATTCAATTACTTCGTCACCTTCGTTATTCTGGAAATAGTAATGCTCAAACAAATCGCCCTTGCGATGGATCTGCTTGATACGCAAAAACTTATCACGCATGGTGTCCATTGTTAAATCAATGTAATGGCAACGCGATTGAAGTGCTTCCAAATGATCCTGTAGTTTCTTGCTACGCACATGGTCAAACTTAAGGTTAGTAATAAAAATTACTGCGCCGCGGAAGTCAAAGCGGTCTGGGATACCCTCGCGGCGCAGTAGCGAGCTATCTGCATTCCAGTGGATAGTGCGCTTCTTCCCAGAATCAAGGGCCGCTTTAAGCAAATTCAGTGAAAGGTCGTCCATAAGGACCGAGTCGCAATCGTCAAATACAAGCACGTTACCTTTGTCGGCGTGATTGTAAAGTGTAGCATACAACCCAATTGGGGTCATAGCACCCTTAACTACTTCGTACTTAACTTTGCTACCAGCAAGTCGATCAAACATTGAACTCTTTTCAAGTTCGCGCTGGACGCCGTAAGACTTGCCCACGCCTGGAGGACCCACTACAATCATAGCACGCACGTCGCTGTTGATTGTTGCTCGGGTCATTTCTTCCAGGACACCGAAGCGTGTTTCGATGCGATCCATTACTTGTTCGTCGGTCTCTACAGTAGACTTTTGTACCGGAGCACCGATAAACTCAACGTCTTGTTCTTCGACGTTTACACGGATTTTGTCGCGACCTACACCAATCGCTTCGTTGGGACGAACTGTAATAAACGAGCCTTTAGCACCAGTTTGGATTCCTTTAACCACTTCAAAAGTTTGGTTACGGATTTCTTCTCCACGGTAGGACCCGCTCAAAATACGCACATTCATAGTAAACTCCTATATTTGCTATGTTGCTGAATGAGTGCTTATTATACTCTATCTTGCAGGGCTTGTCAAGCCCTAATTTTGTTGTTTTTTTACCACAAAAATTAACAACTTATGCGTATATTATAGCCAAAAAAATAGGGTCTGTCAAGACCCTATTTAATAAAAGATTTTTATATTTTATAAATTTAATTTATGGATTATTTACATAAGACATAACGACTTTATCAGCCGATACACGAATATTGCATCCAAATACTTGCGAGGCATCAATCTTATAATGCCAAATACCCTCATTTGGGTTTGAAAAATCTGGATTTACTGCTGTGCCATTAAGAGTGACGTTGAATTTTTCATCTGATTCACCAAGTACTTGATCAGTTGGTAAATCAAAAAATTCAGCTGCATTTCCATCTGCACCATCGGTGCCAGTATAATTCATTAAAATTTTTCCAAAAATAAAGTCGCCGCCGGTAGGTGTAATTGTTAATGGAATATCGCCAACTGTTTCAGTATCTGTATTCCAAGAAGCAATTACAACCAACTCGTCATCGCTAGCTTCTTGATCTGGCGCGGCTTGTGCCGATTCGGTTACAACCGGACCTGAAAACACTTCCGAACCATTATAATTAATTGTTAGTGAAACTTCACCTTCTACGCTATAGGCTTTGCCATATAATTTTACAATTCTAGTTGCCATTGAACTCTCCGGGTTTAAAAAGTATGTTACCAATATTTATCAATTACTGCGTCATTTAGTTGATGTAACTTTGGTTTTCCATGGAAAACCGCAATACTAGTATTTTTATCAATTACTGTTCCGGTACCTGGGGTTCGATGGTTCTTGGTTTCATTATTCCAGCCACCATCAAACAATTGCCAGCGCCAACTTTTGATGCGAGTTATATCAAAAAATCTTTTCTGCTCGATTGGTATCATCCGATCAATAAAATTCTGATCGCCATGTAATTTATTCATGTATGATTCAGGACTTTTAATAAATTCGCCCCATACATAATTATATTTATCAACATTAAAATACATTACACTACTATTTAATTCTAATTTCCGCTGATTAAATAGGTATTTAAAATCTTGTATTCCCCAAAAATATTTTGTATCTAGATCTAATATCCAGTCTAAATTTCCCGTAATAGCAACATCCAAATCAAAATATATAAGCTGATTATCAAATTGTTTACGATCAAATAATTGTACTTTGTACCACCATCCTTTACGGCAATTATGTTTGCGCATATCATACAAAGAATGTTTAATATATGGCGCAGGAACTTCGCGTTCAGCTTCTGTATAAACGTGTAGCGTTACTGGCTGGCTAAATCCTCGTTGTAATCCTGCGTATAATTTATCAACATATACCCAATCATACAGATCACCGTGTATTACACATGCACAATCAATCACATTCTAACCTCAAGTCTTTTATACCACACACCAGTACGTATTTCATCTACAGTATACTCGGTATGTGCTATTTGCGTAAACCATAATTCTCTATTTAAATGCGTTGGTGTTTCAACCTTTTTTAATTCTATAGAAATAGGATGTGCCAAACTTGTCTCGTGAACAACTACAGGACACCCAGCAATGGCTCCTTGTATTCCTGGGCCGCTGTTGTAATTTATTAATGCGTGCCAATTATATGTTAAATCAAAACTATCGTAAGTTCCGGCAACTTTTGTAGGTTTTTCAACATTTGCTTCAATTGGCAATCGATCCATATTAACCAGGCACCGCGGATGCGGACGTATTATTATAGGACGATCAGTATATTCTCTTAGGTCGTAAAAAGTTTTTACTACCCACTGCTCAATATCAACCCCACGTATTTGTTCTGATTGTCTATGCTGAGCTGCTATCACAATGGCGCCGTTATTTTCTGTTTGTGTCTTTAACTCTAATCCAAGTTTTTGTGGACGATCCATATCTAAGTGGTCTAAATGTCCGTAATAACCTTCTGCATTAATATTATTAAGTGCTATTTTCCAAGTTTCTCCTCGCTTTAATGCGCCAACATCAATTACAAATACAGGCTTGCCGTGATGTTTGTAGTGCGCATATATACGTTGGTTTGCTGCTAGTCGTCCGTTCCACAACACAGACCATATAACAGCATAATCGCAATCCATTCCATTTTCAACAGGTATTAATCCGTGCTTCCGGGCACCTGACAGAAATGCTTCTATAACTTCCTTACCGTTAAGTGCGACAGACTTTGGAAAGTATCCTATTGTTGCCATATAAATACCATAATGACCAGCTATACCGTAGTTACTACATTTCACAAAAACGGATACGAATTATACGGCAAACGTATGATTCAAACCTTTTTACAAAACTGGCCAGCTACAGTAAATCTATATGTGTATGCTGAAAACTGTACTGTTACAGAATCAGCACCAAACCTAACTGTATTTAACTTAGAAGAAGCCAGTCCAGAATTAGTTGCATTTAAACAACGATGGCAAAACGTGCCAAAAGCAAACGGAGACGTATCAACTGATCCGGTGCGCAGCAAACGTAAAGATGCTGGCAAGGGATTTAAATGGGATGCTATTCGATTCTCTCATAAGGTTTATTCTATTTTTCATGCTGCTAAACATACGCATGCAGACTATTTAATTTGGATGGATGCTGATATGGTCTGTCATAGTCCTATTGCTCAGGAAGATATCAATCGCTTAATTGACGGCAGTAGTGACTTATATTATTTAGGTAGACGAGGAAAATATTCAGAGTGCGGTTTATATGCAATGGGATTACGATCTGGACATATACAAAATTTTTTAAAGTTATTTCAGCAGTATTACGACAATGCCGAAAATGGCATTTTTACGTTAGAGGAATGGCATGATTCATTTGTATTTGATGCTGTGCGCAAACAATTGCCGTTGTCTCAGAAAGATTGGAGTGATGGATTAATTAAGGGCGAAGGCCATCCAATCATTAACTCAGACTGGGGCGCATACCTTGATCATTTAAAAGGTAATCGCAAAAAAATTGGACGTAGTAAGCCTAAAGATTTATTAATACATCGGTCAGAGGATTATTGGAAATAATGGATATCATTACAGGAATGTCGCAAGAATACTACGATAGTATCGGAAAACACATGATTCAAACCTGGTTAGAATTTTGGCCAGATACTTATACCTTATCTGTTTATACCGAAGATCACATAGATATTAATCACAAACGCATTAATATCATTAATCTAGATACAATGGATGCAGAATACCACAAACTCCAAAATGAGAAAATGAAACTCGGAGATCGTATAAAACGGTTCGCTAAAAAAGCATGGCCTATAATGAAACATTTAGAGTCAGACAACGGATATTTAATATGGGTCGATGCTGATGTATTAACTGAATCTATTGTTACTGAGTCCTGGTTATTGTCATTAATCAATAATGACAACTTTAGTGCGCACATAGGTGTCCCGCAAGGAAATTATTACTCGGTTGAAACCGGATTCTTTATTATTAACAGATCAAGCAAGTATAAAAATGATTTTTTAAATGAATATCGTAGAATATACTACAACCGAGATTTTACTAATCTGCATAAACCATTTGATGGGGATATTTTCGGAAAGGTGATCCGAACATTGCGAACAAATAAAAAATTTAAGTACCGCGAGCTTAACCCAAATCCAGATACAGCATTAAGTCCATTCAATAAAATTTTTGACGGAAGAATGAAGCACTATAAAGCAAAAAGAAAAAATATATTCAAAAATGAAAAATAAATTATTATATTACTCGCAAGCAGGACAGGATCAGTTTGCATTATCTGTTGCCAGGCATCAATCATACATTGAAATAGGTGCCAACGATTACAAGAAAAGCAACAACACATACCCATTGGAAGTTCTCAATGGCTGGAAAGGATTCAGCATCGAACTCAACCAAAAAAAATTTAAAAATAACTGGGAGAGCCAATCAGAACGTACTAATCGAATATATTGGGACAATGCAATCACATTTGATTACGCTCGGGCTGTACTAGATAACGGAATGTCAACACGTGTTGGTTATTTAAGTTGCGATATTGAACCTGCAGAGAATACACTAAATGCATTAAAAAAAGTCGTCACAGATGGTATTACGTTTGACTGTATTACCTTTGAACATGATTATTATAAAAACAAGTCTAACTACCATCAACTTGCTGTAGAATTTTTAGCAGAACACGGATATCGTGTTGCTGTAAATAATGTGTTTGCTATGAATAAACCAGCAAGATTATTTGAAACCTGGTTTGTTCGCAATGATATCGATTTTAATACTGTTGAATACTCTAATTGGGCAGAATTATTTAAACATTAACGGTTTTAAGTGTGCCCAGCTCTCGCCGCGTTGTTGTTCTTCAATTGTCCATTGAGTATAAGCAATATCATATTTCCATTGAGTAATATCTACGTCATATCTAAGATTTTCAAGTTGAGACAAGTCTCGATGCGCAATAGGCCAAATCATTGATCCATTGTGTAATGCAAAAGTTGGAATACCTTCTTCGATACTTTCAATTCCACTTAAACTATTGTATGTAACTACACAGTGAGCTTGTTGCAAATCAGCTGCAAGTCCTTCGCCGCCTTGGCCACCACCTTTAGTAAGATTGTCGCTAACACGCACATTAGATATTTGATTAGCTACCCAGTTAGCTCCTTTAAGTCCGCCTCTAAGATTTCTTGGATGCGGACGAATAATAATTTCTCTGTCCGTATATGTTCTAATATCTTGTATAGTTTTGAGCATCCATTCAGTATATGTTGCAAATCCTTGTTTATAGATATCTATAATACTAGAGTCGCCTTCCTTTTGCCCCATGAAAATAATTTTATCACCTGGGCTATTCCAGTCCTTAAACGTGATCCCTGTTTCTTGTTCAAATTTATTCCATCTATCAGGTGGAGAATTTTCGTTACCAAAAATACCCTCGGTCCATTTATAACTAAACCAGCCTAGTCGTTGCCAACCACCATCTCTGTACTTTCTAAAGTTTGGACTTTCTTGAACTAAAAACGGCTTATTAGTTTGTAGAATATATTCGTAAGGACCAGATCCGTCTTTGGTTGCAAATTTAGGCTTTAATAGATTTGTTTGCAGATAAGCATCAGCATTGTGAGCAATTGGATCAGTAACTGAATCTGCTAATTCGTATTCGTCGCCGTGCTTTCTAATACCTTCAGCGATATGTCTAATTGCTTTTACACTACCGCGAATACCAGCTACTTTTACTTTCATACATATTTCCTCATATGCGCCCAGGCGCTCCCATTACTTAGCTCATCAAAATGCCAATGCGACATTGCGATACGTTCAATCCATTGTTGTCTATCAAAATACGCAGGATTTTCTATTGTGTTTAATTTAGTATTTGCCACTGGATACGCTTGACTACGCGATGGGTTAGGATCTGTAATAAACACAGGTAATCCTTCAATTGCTGCTGCTACACCAGGACTAGAATTGTAATTAACTACACACCAAGCACGATTGAAGTCATCAACGATGCTTGAGCTAGTACTAATTTCCCACGGGCCTTGATTTTTAGATAGGTATTCTTGGGCACCTTTGTCACCTGGGTGTCCTCTAACAACAATAGGACGGTCTGTATATTTGCGAATATTAGCCACAGTTTGTTTTAACCAATCAACTACGTCAAACCCACTCATACTCCACCCACCATTGCGTTGAGTACAAATTAAAATGTTATCTCCGCGGGGTTTCCAATCCTTCAAGGATATATTATAATCGCGTTGTATTTGTTTCCAGCGAGCAGGATCAGGATCATCCCAGAAATAGTTTCCTGTTGTCGGGAAAATGCCATCCATGCTGTATCGTGAATAATGCGGTTCAATGATACCTGTGTAATTAAACAAGTTGCTATCAACAATAATAGTATGCTTGTTATATGTATTTTTCGCCACATTCTTTCTTAATTGTAGATGAGGAACACTGGCACTACCTTCGTGTACCCATCCTTGTATTACACCAACATCTGCTTGTACAGGTGAGCGTTCTCCCCATGCAATACCAGTATCTCCGCAGCGATTTACTCCGTCTACAAAGCGACGCAATACTTCAACTTTATGCGGTGCTTTGCGAGGATTAGGCACGCCGCCAAGATACGCCACAACTTTCATACGCTGCTTTTAATATTTTCCCAGTATTGTTGGTTTGCTTCTCTGCATTCTTCTAGTGCATCTGTGTATACCGGAACATCGTCTAATATATCTTTCCAGTCTTCCTTTTTATCCAGGAAATACGGCTGATGCTTTAAGAATTTGAACTTAGTGCTCCATTCGCCAACAACAATTACACGTTTACCAAGCAATGTGCCCCAATACGCTCCGTGATAGCTATTTGTTAAAATAGTATTTGCGCTGCCTAATAATTCAATAGTATGTTCAATATTATCACCAGAGTTTATGTATCTTGGTATTGGATCATTGCCAAATTCTTTAACCAGTTGCTTTTTATGCTCAAACCAGATAACGTCGTTTTTAACAGTATATTCTTTACCAAAAGCTTCATGCATGCAACTTGCACACGGAACCCAATTATATCCATTGCCATAGTCTCTGATTCCGATTGCATTGTATTTTAGCAGATATTCTGGATATGCTATTCCTTTTTTAGGATTCAGATCTTTACTATTATGTCCTGCTCCCCAGATGGCCCTAAACACATTTGCACTTTTGATTTTGTCGTATGTTCCTCTAAGCAATTTTTCATATTTGCTAATAAAATCTTCATATAACTTTTGATTGTTAACGTCAAATAATTGCCAGCGTTCCTTCCACAAGTTCTCAATACGCTGCTTATCTGGATGCACCAATATATCTTCTAATACATCGCCAAAAAATTCATTGGCAATTAATCCGCCACCGCCCACAATAACAGGAATATCAGTTGGAAACTCTACCTTTCCGTAATGTGCAATGTCAACTGCGACATATTCGTCTGGACTTAAAAAATATTGTAGCGGATTAGATGCCATATCTCCTACGTTATTTTTGTCAGTTCTATGAAATACTACAAATTTTAGTTTACTCATACCATTCTTCTAATTTTTGTTTCGCAGATCCGTCTTTTAATTCTTTAATATGGAATTGTCCATACGCTAAATGACATGCCCAAGCATAGCGTTTATCATTGCTTGGGTAATATGGTGTTTCAATTTGTGTTAAATCTTGCAATCCTGCAGGACCTGCTGCGTTAGGAGCAAGTGTAAACACAGGAACACCGTAAAATACACTTTCTGTTGCTGCATTACTGTTAAATGTAACCAGTGCATGCACATCATTACTTAATGCTTTTTCAAGTGGTTCGTTAATTCTTTGTGTACGTTGTTTAGAACGTTCACGTATTACGATAGGCCTATCTGTATACTTCTTTATTGTGTTCACGGTATCAGCTAACCATTGCTCAGGTGTTGTATCATAGAATTTACAAGGCTTCTCGTCTGGCATAGCAATTAATATGTTGCGTCCATAACGCCACGGGTGAATAGTTTTGTTAAATTGCTTAAATCTATCGTTAGGACGTTCAATAATAGTAGTATGCTGTAGATTGTTTTTAACTATGCGATGCCAAAACTTCCAAGTACCTTCATTTCCAAAATATCCTGTATCCATATAATAAAACGTGCGGTTGTCTTTCCAGCATTGTTTCATTATTTTATGCTTTAGAATACCTCTTAGTACAATGGTATCGTTGCTATCATTGTAATCAAACGTTTCAGTGCTAGTTGGTTCTATTCCACACCCACGAGCAAAGTCATTGATATATCTATCTTCGCCATTCTTACTTAAAAATATCATGCTGTTCGCAATATTCAGTTAAAATACGTTCACGATGCCATTCACTACCCATCGGGGTGTTAGCAAACTCATGGAAACTAGGTGTACCTAATGTGTAATGTAACAATTTAGCATCTGGATTCTCGCCATACTCGTCTGGGAGCCAATTCCACTCCAACGGCAATTCTCCAATACGTTCATCTTTGATCCAGCTGAATCGATGCAAGTGAGCACCAGTTGACTTTTGAATATATTCTGGTTTTAATATTCTATTAGGGTGGCTGTTACAATTCCAAAGTATAACGCTTGACCAATTCTTACGTGGATAGTTTTCATTTTTTGCGCCAAGATACTTTGTAGTCATCTTAGTTTCGTAATCATGTTTAACTACCATTACGTCTTTGTCTACCTCACGTAATTCCCACAGTTTAACAATATCATCACGCACAATCATATCACCATCCATAAAGATAGCCCATCCAAGATAATCCATTAAGTGCGGAACAAGAAATCTACTGTAGATGAAGTGATTTGAACCGTCTGTGTGCGTTTCCTTATAATCATCGAACAAGTTCAATGCTAATGGAATAATCGATACTGGTTTACTTGCGTGTCTGATAATCGAATTAGCGCACGTGTGATATGCTATTGCTTCTCGTGGGTCGTACCCGATAAAAACTGGAATTGGTTTCATGTTATACACTCTGCTATTAAATATCTGTTATGCTTTGTTACTGTATACTCGTTAAAGTGTTTACTTAAAAATAAATTAAACGAAGATTCGTTAAACGCTCGTTTCCATTTGTGATTAATCTTTGGAGCGTGCCTTGTTAATACTATTATAACAAAACGTGTTACGTTACCTTTATAATCGTTAATAAGTTTATCAGGATTACTAAGATACTCAAGTACACCTAGTATTAACCCAATATCATAAGTTTTATTCAACTCTAAACAATCAACATCAAAATCAACTATAATATCTGCCCTGTTATCCTTGTCTATTCCTAAATATTCTTTTGGTGAATAATAATTTAATATTGACTTGTCACCGCATCCAATATCTAAGACAGAACATTGAGATAAGTTGAAGTTATCTAATAGAACATTTCGCTTAGACCAAGATGGCTCTGACATTTTATCGTCTAATCCCAACAAAATTCCCTTGATAACCGTTAGGATCATATCTACGTTCATCTTTTGTCATATATGAAAATTGATCTCTGGTCAATGGTTCTAAATCTAATGTGCAAATATCAAAATATTGATTTAAGAAATCGTATAGATCGTTTGCAGTATAGTTATATTCTTTGAAGTGTACTTCGTTGCATTCAAAGTAAATTATCTTTATATCTTTTAATGTATTCTTAGCACCCTTTAATACTAACAACTCTGCACCTTCAACATCTATTTTTATAAAATATGCATTTTTTATATTAAACGAATCTAGTGTTTGTGTTACAGAATTAATTTCTTCATATTGTTCCATGTACTGGTGTTTTTTCATGCCACTCCAGCCAGCTCGTTTTAGATCCTTAAAAAATATTACTTCTTCATTGTCTGATTCAGATAATACTGCATGAGTAGCAACTACATTTGTATTTTTTCTAAATCGCTGGCTTAATTTACTATAATGATCTTCTAATCCCTCAAAACAAAAAAATTTTGCATTTGGAAATGTTCTAACGTATGGGCTTAACCATTTGCCAGTTCTTGCTCCAATATCGATCATAATCATATCGTCAGGAGCAGTATGACCAACATATTCGTAGATTATCTTTGCATCGGGATTTTTAAAATTCTGAGTCATAATCTCTCAATATCATCTTCATCGCAGCGATTACCGTATTGTATTTCTACAACTCTGCATGGCTTGTCAAAAGGGTTTGTTAATTGATGCCATTCGCCACAAATAATAGTAAATTCATCATGCTTTTCTAATTGTTTAGGTGGCATTGTGTATCCAGAATCTAATCTACTATTAACGATACACTTGCCTTCGCTAACAAGCCAATATTCGTTGCGTTGAGCATGTTTTTGCATAGATAAACTCTTGCCAGGATCAACTGTAAGCTCTTTTACTTTGCATCCTTCTACTTCGTGTAATACACGATAGTATCCCCATTGACGAGTTGTTTTTGGCGACTTCCATTCTTCAAGTATCCATGAGCTACTATTTGCTTTATCGTTGCCGCCAACACCAAACACAAACTCAACTTCCTCAAATACCATTTCAGGAATATTATTTTGAGTTCTATCTCCGCCATTGGCAAATATTACACTATCAAATGGAATCCAGCCACTTGTATCATTTTTAACACCGAGAGCATATTCAATTGCTTTACAAGCTGATCCATCTGAATCATCAAAGGAAATAACTTCGTCAACACATCCTAATGCGCGAACAATAGCAGCACGCTCGGCCCAGGGCATAAAATAACGTCCTTTTTTGCGCACAAGCCAATCGTCAGAATTTATGCCTACAATCAAGTAAGAACCTAACGCTTTTGCTGCTTCTAAGTAGCGGATATGTCCGCTGTGGATAGGGTCAAATCCCCCGGTGGCTACTACAATCTTCATTACAATATTTATTAACTGCGTAGATAATAAATAAGATTATGAGTTTTAGAAAGGTTCATAACGCTATATCAACATATGAAAATATTAATGTTAATTTCTGGCATTGTACTAAGAATGCCAGTAGTGCTATGACAATACACCTGTATGGATTAGATCAAAACTTAACGTTTGATTCTGTTAAAGAAAGTCTCGGTAACAACCATTGGGGTATTAGAAAAAAATTAACATTAATTAACAGAGATGCTGCTGTTAATAACGGAAGAAATAACTTCTTCATGTGCAGAGACCCATTCTCAAGATTTATTAGCATGTATAAAGACATGACTATTAAACGCCCACAAAGAGGAATAAAGGCAAAAATAGATCCTGGTTGGAGTCCGTACGAACTAGCTGTGTACTTAAATAATACCCCAGAAGAAAAATCTGATATTCATTTCGTCTCGCAATATAGCTTTATTAACCCTAAAAATGTAGCTACAGTATTGAGTATAAACGACAATTGTGCGTCTTATACATTAAATGGTGCAAATACTACCATTAACATTGTACATATGGAAGACATAACAAACACATGGAAGCAAGAAATTCCAATGCTTACTAACAAAGCTCATGAAACTTCCGGCGATGAAATAATATTAGACAAAAAGACTAAAAATCTAATCTACGCAAGATATAAAAAAGACTTTGATTTCTTTAAGTATTAATCTTCGCCGAGCCAGTGTAGACTGCGATCTAACCACTCGAGTACAAGATCTTGTTGTCTTAAATATCCATATGTATTAATGCTATTAACTGCACTCTCGGGTAACAATCCAGTATCAGCTAGATCATACCAACGTGTAGTTTTTGGATCCATTGGCTTAATATCTGACTTATATACGATAGCTTTGATCCAGGGGTCTGAGATTTCTTTTTTCATAAATGCACAATCAAAGCCTGAAATTGATAATATGTGTAGCAAACTAACAGGAGTGTAATGATAATATGAATAATCGTGTTGCGAAATATTTGGCCTATTAAACACTATTTCAGTTGTTGATGGTACAACCAGACACAGCATTGCTCCGTCAGTCATTAAATTATACCATTTTTTAAGTGTTGTTAACGGATTCACTGCGTATTGGAACGCATTATTACACCAAACAACATCATATCCTTTATGATCTTTGCCAGGCAAATAATCTTCAAAATCACGACACTGATACGTCATGTTTTTATATTCTTTTGCTACTGGTAATTCTGGTCTAATATCAACACCAGTACAATTAATGTTTAACGGAATCTTATTATCATCGTCGTCGAGAATGTAAGCATTTGCCCACCATTCTAAATCAAGTCCGGTGCCACAACCCATATCAACAAGAGTATCAATACTCTCCATAAAACTACTATATTGCCATAATAGATTTAATGTCTCAAGAGAATGTTCGTGTGCTTCTTGATCGCTTTTAAACACTAACGTCCTCCATTCCAGCTGTGCGTAACTTGACAATATGTCCCAATTGCCATTGTTTTGTATCTAGTCCTTTCATAATACCCAACCAACGATTACGTAACAATGCTATTTCGTTAATTAAGTATTCCATATCAATTACTTCTGGCTCGCCGTCAACATATTTTTCAGCATCTCTACTAGTTAACGCACGAGCATAACCTTCTAAATATTTTTGAAAATGCTTACGTCTTGTTTTACGTAATTCAATATTGAGATAATTCAACACAGCTTCAATTTCTTGTAATTGATTAAAGCGTTGCTCAGTAACGCCCGGAAGCAACTTAATATTACTCTCTACATTGCCACCAATTCGGACTTCTTTTTTCGCTTCCTGTAGTTCATCCATATAATAATCAATGAACTCAGGAAGTTTTGAAAGATCTTGCGTTACTTTATTGTACCACATTAGTATTGATCATTGTCGTCGTCGTAAAAATCAAAATCTTCGTCATCGTCATCGTCATAATTTGAAATGACTTCTTCGTCGGCATATTCTTTTAGACTCTTAATACAATGTGTGTCTTGGCATACTTCGGCAATTTCGTTTGCGTTCATACCATTTTCAATGAGAACTGCAACAAAATCATCTGCTGCTTGCTGGAAGCTACCGCTAATATGCGGGCGTAATGCCTCCCAAATTTCCATAGCTAAATCAGGACTCATAATTTTCTTCTTCTCCTACAGATTCAGCAACGTTGTCTACAACATCTTCAACGATATCATCTGCTACGTTTGCTTCTTCGTTACTTATCTGTTCTTCAGCAAAAGCAAAATCTTGCATGAGCCTATCAAGAATCCCATCGTCATTATTTTCCCAGGCCTTACGGAAAGCAAGTACTTCTTCACCTGTACTGCGTTCTATAAAACGTAAACGGTTGCCTTGCTTAGTAAGCAAACCTTTCTTTTCGGCCAAATCGACTAGTCCAGAATATGGATTCATTCCGGTTTCATATGGAATTTTAACTTGAACGGCCTCAAATGGTTTTGCGTAGCGAGTCTTCATAACCTTACATGCAGCGCGAATGCCGTGTACGTCAGAAGTCTTATTACCATCTTCGTCTTCTTTGAGTTTCAATTTACGCATTGCTACAACAATAGAAGATGCATAGATAAAGCCTTGACCACCTGAAATTTTGTCATCCGGATCAAACATGTCTTGCGATGCGTATGTGTGGTTAGTTGCTACTAAGCCTACATTATAAGCGCCGATCATATTAACAGTATTACGAACAAGTGCTGTTAGTGCCTTAGGCTTACGACCCAGGTCGCCCTTCATGTCGCCTTTTTCAAATTGATCAACGTCTGTGGGTGTTAACAACATACCCAATGAGTCAATAATAAACAATACCTTTGGACGTTCTTCTTCCGGCATTGATTTGTAATCTTTCATAAACATCGAAATAGTCTTAGCAACGTCGTCGATCATGCTCATGCTAAGTTTTAGTAGTTTATCTTCAGATGTATCAACACCTAGCGCATGTAACCATTGCTCATCAAGTGCGTTTTCTGAATCAATCATTACAACAAAAATACCCTGTTGTTGGGCGTGTTTAGCGATGTTGCCAGATACAAAGTACGATTTACCTGCGCCTGATTCGCCAGCAAACACAGTTACCTTACCCATTGGCACACCTTTATGAAAGTCACCCGAAATAAGATAATTTAATGCGTAATTGCCTGTTGAGATCCAATCAGTAGGATCATTAAATCCAATACTAAGTCCGTCGATACTTTTTGTAATATCTTTGCGGAACTTACTTACGTCAAATGGTTTAGCCATAATAATTTACCTGTTTTAAAATTAATATTATACACGAGTTACTTAAACTCTGCAACTCTTTTCAACTGTTTTAGATAGCCTTTACTAAAATAGTGTTGATGGTTGAATTCAATGGTTTCTTGTTCCATTAAATACAAATCTCTCCAATCGTCCTTACTCAAGGTTTTAAATTTGTTTATCATTTCTAATAATTTAATTAACCTATGTATAGGGTTTTGGATTTCGTCAAACTCGTAATTAAAAATTTTTTCAAATTTGCGAAATCCAAAATATTTTTCTACAAATGAATGCCATCCTACTTGTCCATATGCGAGATACAATCCTCTAGTGACAATACTATATAAAAATTTTTCTGTAACAAAAGGATGTGCGCTGGTTGCCATAGATTCACTAACTAAATGCAGAAAACTATTGGTTATTTTTCCTTCTAGATTGTAAATATTTTTTTCATGTTTATTTTTTAAGAAACCAAAGCTATAATTCGTATTGTAAAACTCACTGTTAAAATCAATGATAAATTTAGAGCACAACTCTGGATTATCAACATAATTAGAAATATGCCCAAACACCGACTCGGGTGATACTACAAAATTCTTGCTTGAATATCTAGAATCAAACATGCCTTGTTTATGCAGCATTGATGTAAGTATCTGACGGCTTACATGAGAACCGCCATTAAAACTACAAACGAAATTTTCAAATTTAATTTCTGGATGTGTAAAATACGTTTCAAGCGAACTAAACAGAAAGTATGGATGGTTGTACTCAAATTTTATATTAGAATATTTTTCATTAACTTCCGGTAATAACAACGTTGACACTATTACTGTTGATCCTGGATAATTATTGTTAATGTGCTCTAGTATATAATTTTTGTATCCAGGGAGAAATCCGCCAAGATGGTCATGAATAACAATATTATCTGTTAACTGATCCGAAAAAATATTTTCGTAATTGTCAGTGGTGTATTCCATTAAAAAAATGTATTGCAAGTACCCGATCTAGATATATCATTTGTAATACAATGTATACCAGCATCCCAAAAATATTTGTGTCTGAACGGCGATACATGAACTTCAACACCATGTCTTGCACAGGCTTCTTCGACCTGATCATTGTGGGCAGATACAATCACATTCTTTTGATCTACTACCAGCATATTAACATCAAATACAGTTTCGTGTACTTCGCCTACCCACTCGTCAAAATAATGATCAACCATATTCATCATATCCGGGTTCTTTTCAAATCCTGGTATAAACCAACGCCCCTTATTGCGTTTCATTGAAAATTCAAACTCTCGCATGTGGGCATAATTTGAATCTGGGAGATACACAACCTCCCAATCAGGGAATGTATCTTTATATGTAGGAACATCATTTAGACTAATAATCAAACCCGGAGTAACCGGACAATATACAGCATCACCGTGACCTCCGGCATTTACAATACGATTACGTGTATCTGGGAAGTACTCATTAACTTGCGACAATAATGCTTTTTTATCGTCGTGGAATGTTTGCGTTGCAAAATATAAGTCATATCCAATTCTACTGACAAAACAACCATTAACAAAATCTAGATCGGTGTATATAATTTCGTTACCTTGCTTTTGAATATCATCAAAAATATGTGTGTAGAATTTAAGTTTTGCATCTAGATGATTCTGATCAAATTGCCGGAATTCGTTAAATTTTTCTCGAACTTCGTCTGCATACTCAGGCCAGGCCTCATAAAAATCATTCGGCCTTACATAATCCGGCCACCAGGATCTTTTGTTCTGTCTATAAAAAACTGACCACGCATGACTACCATTTGGAATTTTAGGCACCCAGAATTTATCATGGATCATGATAAAATAATCACGAGGTGCCGTTGGAGGTTGCACCCATTTACCATCAATCCATAATTCATTCATATCCTCAGGAAATTCAGGTCGGAAGGTTTTAACTCCAAATTTATTTTCTAACAAATTAATTAGCTTCTGATAATCTTCTTCGGTCTCCTCAGCTAATTTTTCAAAGGTGTTTCGTGTTTCTTTATTTTTAATCCACGAATAAAACTCTGCAGGATATGTACGTCCTACCATACACACCTTTAGAGGATCCCAATGTTGATATACAGAATACATTTTTATCCTTTTCTTAAACAGTAAAAAAGCTGTCCGATGAGGACAAACTCTATTATAATTAGTAGATCTACCATAACAGTCTCCAAAAAAAGAAGGACTCAACGCCCGAGAAAGACCTCGGGCGCGAGTATGTACCCTTAAATTACGAGGACTGCCGTGCGCGGATCATAGCAAGGATATCTTGGGCCTTGTCTGCGCCCGCTGCTGGCGCTGCTTCTACCTTAGGTTCTGCTGCCGGTGCTGGAGCAACATTAGGTTCAAACGGAGGAGTAGTATCTTCTGCTACTGATGCTGCCGCTTCTACCTTAGGTGCTACTGGTGCTGATTCAGGAGCCTTTGTTTCTGAATCACCAAAATTCATACCAGCTGGTTTGAAATAAGACGCCCACTTGTCCGGATCGTATGCTTTGCCATCTACTGACGCTTCAAACATCTCCTGCATAACCTTCAGTTCGATGTCGCCTGGCTTGTTAGGTAAGAAGGATTTGAGATCAAATAAGCCATACTTTTCAATCGCTTCCATCTCATCTGCAGAAAGCGCAGTTTCCTTACGAGCCCACGATGAAGTGCTGTAATCAGCATACCCACCTTTAGTGGTCTTAATAATGCGGAAGTCAAGTCCATTGTTGTAATCAGTTGGCAATTCTTCCATATCTGGGTCCATTAGTGAGGACTTAATAGTGGTAAAGATTTGCGGACTGATAATGAACCGACGAATTGGATTCTCAGGTGTCTTGTCATCTTCTAGTGGGTTAGTGTGTACAAAACCCTGGAACAAGTAACTACGCTTCTTCCAGTATTTACGGCCCATATCTTCAAGAGATGGATCCTTGAACCAAGTACGAACTTCTGTCAAAATCGGACACGTTTCATTCCACATTTCAACGCAGGGTACTGTCACAACAACCTGCTTGTTATCTCCACCTACCACGCCGTTGAACGGCAAGCGAATCATTTGGCGTTCGATCCAAAAGAATGGGTTGGAAGTGTCACCATCTGGAAGGAAGCGGACAGTTGCAGTGTCGCCTTCATTAATGTTCCAGTGTGGGAAAATGGCGTTATCGCCTTGGAAAGTTGAACCACTAGCCTTGTTTTCTTGTGCTGCTAGTCGGGCACGAATATCTGCTAAAGATGCCATAGTATATTTCTCCTTATGCCTTATGCCTATGTTTTTTACCTTATGCCTAAGTGTATGCCTAGAATGTTTTTTCTAAAACAAACAAAACTATTGCTACACTTGATAACAAGTATAACACAAAAGTATTTAGCGTGTCAACATTTTTTTAAATAAAAAACGGGCCATTTAGGCCCGTTGTATTTTAGCGTATATCGCTTGAGCTTAGTTGCCCATTCCCGCTAATCGTTTAATGTCAGCAATAGCAGAATTAATCTGAGCACTTAGTTCTGCACCCTTGTCGGCGATTTGATCACCAATATTACGTTCTTCTGCTGCTGGTTCAACAATTTCGATATCCATATCTGTTGGAATGCCAACCGGAACATCAGTTGTGGCAATTTCATCTGGTTCGATCATATCAACCGGATTTTCTGGTTTATCTAATTGACTAGTAGCAGTAATGCCATTGCCTAATGCTATATCTAAATCATCTTCAAGTTCTGTTAAACTTTCATAAATTCCTTTACCAAACACGTTTGTTCCTCCAGTAGTTTCGCCTTCGCCTTCTTTTGCCATCTTGGTAGCAGTTGCATACATTACTTCTTCACCACGCTTACCGTAACGCTTTTTGAAATCCTCTTTTGATTTCTTCATGCCCTTAACATACTTTTCACGTTTCTTTTCTTCGCCTTTTGTTAGTGAGCGTTCGTCAAGTTCTTTATCACCTTTCTTTTCAGCTTCCGAGTCGCTTGCGCCAGGAACAATTTGTTCTGCTTCTTCATCGTTGCCATCTGCTGCACCAAACTTACCAGCGTTAGCTTCTTGTGTCTTTTTCGCACCTGGCGCAATTGTTGGTTGTGGCTTAGTTGGCTTACGGTCAAAACCATAATTAGGATCATCACGAGGATCATCACGTTCTGGATTATATGGTTCTGTGTCTGCTGGTGCAAACCAGTCAACACCTTCTTTGCCTAGATCGCTAGCATTTGTTTCGTCTACCTCTTCAGAAAATAGTTTTGCTAATCTTTTACCAAGTTCGCTACGACGTGTCCATGTATCAATAACAGCGTCTGTTGCAGCGTCAATGTCATCGCCATAACCCATATCTTCAGCATAAACTTCTGCTAGACTTTCGGCTGTTTGACGAATAACATCAGGATTCAATCCATATTTCTCAATAGCATCATCGATACCTTTAACTAAAACTGTGCCATCACTTGAACCCCAATCTTCTAGAATATCTTGTTCTAATTTAGAAGCATACTCTGTCTCGGACATTTCAATTAAGCCCATTTTGCGTGCTTCGTCATTTAAACGTAAAATACGCTGCTGAATTGCTTGTTGTGCTTCTTCGTCATCAAACAAACTTGGATCGCGTAATAAATCATATAATGCCTTGCTTTTTTCCAAATAGTCTTCTTTATCTCTTAGAGGAGTGTCACTAAAACCCTCTTCTACCTGTTGTTGTGGTTCTTGAAAGGCAGAAAAGTCTTCGTAAACTTTTTCTTGCATACCAGCTAGTTTACGCCACAAGTTCATTTCTAACATTGCGTCACGTTCTAATTTGTGTTGTTCTTCTCCGGTATCAATATCTAACTGCTCTTCGACCGATTCTTTGTTTAGCTCGCCTTCTTGATATGCTTTTAGTTCTTCTAAGGAATCAAATGGGCCGGCAACCACCTTGCCATTCACTAGAGCGTAAAAACCGTCTGGGCCTTTAACAGCACTCATACCATATTTGTTCATGCCACGTGCGCCAAAGTCTTGTGCTTCTTCAAATTCTAATTCATCGCCACTGCCAAGTACACGAGCAGCTAAATCTTCTAAACCTGGATAGGAATCACTATATTCTTCAATCCAATGTTGAATTACTGGGCGAGCATCTGCTTCTGGGTCGTCATTTGCCAATTCTGCTAGACTGTCAAACAATTCGTCATCACCAATGATATCGTATAAAACACCAGTAGCGTTCATAGCGTCTGTGCCAACTGGAAGTGGTTCTGCTAAAATATTTTTTAACTGTTTAATTTTAGCTTCATCATCTGGGATAGCCCAGGTGCCTTCTGTTACTTGTTCTGCCCATTGGCTGAATTGGTTAAACTCTTTCATTTGTGATTCCTTGGTTTGTTCTGGTTGCTGTAATTGTTGTGCATATCCTGCTTTTTGTTCAGCATCGCGCTTTTCTTGTTGTTCAGCATCTTGTACTGCTAGGTATGTTCCAATTAGTACTGGTGGTAGATACTTTAATACACCTTTAGCGATTTTAAAGGCAATCTTGCCTTTCTTGTATACGCCCTCGTCCATTTGCGCAGTATGCTTTTCTTTTACTTCGCCTTCGACACCTAATTGCTGTAATGAATAAATTAGGCTGCTATGTTGCATTGCATCGCCGTCAATACGCAATTTGTTTTTACCTTTAGCAATTACTGCCATGCCACGCTTTTCAGCAGAATTAGCAATAAATTGTACTCTGCTTGGGTCAACTACACTATAAACAAATGTATATAACCCAACTGGCACTTTGCCGCTTGGTGATAATTTATTTGCGAATCCAGCTTCGTTTATTTGTTTCATAATGTATGGTAATGCTTCTTCAATACGTTGATCAATAGTTTCGCGTGTAAATTGTCCACGTAGGGTGTTTAACGCTTCTGCATCCTCTTCAATTTCTGCAGGATTCCACTCTTCTTTATAAGCGTGATATCCACGCTTACCTGCTAAACTTTTTAAACGATGACGTAGAGTTTTGTAACGTTCGCGACCAGCTTCAACTACTTCAAATTGATCATCATCTTCGTTAATTCGTTGTGTAGCACGTGTAAATTTAGATAGTACATTTGCTTCACGTACAATATCGGTAATATGTTGACCAAATACGTCATATGGTGTGCCGCCTTCCGCTACATGTCTAGCCATAGCACGTCCGGCAACTAACGATGTGAATGGCAACTTAAAGCGTTCGCCCTCAGCGTTTTCAACATATAACTTTTCAATGTTGCGGAAGCGTTGTTCGCCTTCTTCAATTGCCTTGCTATGAACAATCTTTAAACGTGTAGTACCTGGTTTGTTATTATAACTGGTGTGCTTAGTGCCATTCCACCCCTCAAATAACCCTTCATTGATAGCAGCCATACCTTGCATGCTGTATTTTAACTTGTTTAAGTTCTTTAATGAGAATGTTAACAGATTACGTGTGGCGAAATTTTTCAACTGTGCTAGGAAGTCATACCAAGCATCCTTGTCATCGCCTTCCATATTTTTGCCAACATTATCACCATAATAGCACTCAAAGTTACTTTCATCGTCGAGTAGAATAACTACGGTTCCGTAATTGTTGTTTTTAGTTTCAAAGTCAAAACTAAACATTTGAGCTTCGCCTGGGCTAACCACAGGCTTACCTTGACTGTCTAATGTTTTAACTGTGTAGTCTCTGCTGACTAATAAATTAAAGAGATCGTTTGCTGTGCTATCCATAATTCTTCTGCGTTAATGTTGTATTTATGTTCAAAACATTATAAATGGCATTGGCTCAATTACTTCGTCACCAAAGTCTTTGATTTGATCGTTTAGATCAGCATGATAGTTTTGTAGCACCTGCATCATACGCACAGCAAGAACTGTAGCCATTACTAAGTCATCAGTTTCTCCGATCTTAGCAGCATAACTCGTTCCGTGCGCTACAAACGTTTTAAATTCAGATATTAAACTTTTAGAGTTCACAGTCATTTTCTTAGTTTCAACTAAGTTTTTAAGTTTAGCACAAGCACTTAACTTAGATTTATTTGTTGTATTAAATCCTTTACGTATGCGCATACCAGCAGAACGATTCATTTTAGGTTCTGACAGCATCATTCCTGGAAAGTTATCCTCACCAAACTCTGCTAAACTAATGAGTGCTGCTTCACCAATGGTGTTGTTTTCAATTGAGTAATAAATGCTTGTAGCATCTTGTGTTTTGTCGTAAATTGTTTTTACAATATCGTTTAGAATACGTATTTGTGTAGGAATAGGGGTTTTATTGTGTTTCCACTCTGCTACTTGTATTGTTGTGTTTGCTTCAAACACCTGGATAGCAGCAGGGTCACCACCTGTACCTAAACTAGGATCAAGTGCTACTACATAAAATTTATTTGCTTGCGGTTCTTTGTACCAGCGTACTTGTCCTGTTTTGTACAATGGTTCGACTCCTTCCATATCTACCAGTGTTGTAGCATTAATAAGAGTCTCGTCGTTGATGATGAATTCGCAATTTGAAACTAAAAGATTGTTAGCATAAAATCTATGATTATTCTCAACTTCTACAAGATCGTAAACAGGTTCGTCTGGACAAACGTTTATGCTAATTATAGTCGCAACGTCGTTGTTAGCTATAATTTTATCACCAATTGATAAATTTTTAGCAGCAACCTTATTAAGGTGAGAATCAAAAAAGTTATGGTCGGGTGTAGACTTAATTTCTCCACATGACGTTATTATATTAATTACTTCTTTAGAACCTTTATTAATAATGCCAGCGAAATTGCTCCACCCTGTATCAGTTAAAACCTGAATTCCTTTATTATTTTTTAATAATTCTGCCACGGACAAATCCTTCTGGGACTTTGCCGTCCCTAAATTGTTTTGATACAACACCGTTGTTATACCATTTCATTCCACGCTTTCCAATCTGTTTTCTTGGTTTTCTTCCTTTAACAAATCCATCTGGACACTCAAACGCATAAGTTTCGGTTTCACCATTATTAAACCAGGACTTTCCTGCTGCGGCACCAATTTTACCTTTGTGGGCTGCGCTAATTTTCTTGTTGCGTTCTGGGTCCTGTGTAAAATCATAAAATCCTTCTTTTTCTCGGATTTGTTGATGTGTTTCACGTTCAGCAGCTGACCATTTAGTTCCTTTTTTGCGGCCGCCAACACCCGGTCGCTTTTTTCCTCTATTAGGTGCTGGTTTACCATACATAGGATTGTTTTCGCCTTTCATTGATTCACTTAACACCGTATAAATTAATTCTGCTTTTGTAATTAATTTTGCTAATCCTTGCCACGCAACTTTATCTTGCCAGTGTCCGTATTCTTCGTATAGTTTACGATGTGCTTCTGCGTGTTCTTCTATAGTAAGTTCAACTATATTAGTAGGATCATCAGATCCTCCCATATGCTTTGGAATAATATGATGTTTATGTGTTTTCATACTATTATTTATGTTTCATCGTAGATTACAAACTTAACATTTTTTCTAATTCAAGCATAGATACTTCTCTTATATCTCCGTTTGGCATTTTAATTGTAATCTTAGAATCGCCGGTAATACAATCCATTTCACGGCGGAAACGTTCTTCGCCGATGCGTCCGCGTTCTTCTGCTGCCCACTTGTCATCTCTGTCTGGATGATCTCTCCAGTATGATCTATAAGCACGGAATCCGTTAATGCCTAGTTCTGTTTCG